CTACTTTCGTAAACAACATTGAGGGGAAGGGTGGGCACCCTTCCTCGCGGTCACAAGTCCATCCCATAGTGGGTGGACTCATGCGGTGCCGGCGGGTTCCAGAGGTCTATGACCTAAGGATACCGGCTTGCCCATCAGATATCACTCTGACGGTGCCGCGTGAATTTGTGGTGGCCAAACCTTGCCGGAGGTGGTTGGGAGCATTGCTGTGTTCCTTTTCCATCTCGTTCGGCAAGGCCTGGCTTGATGTCTGGGAGGCGGATCCCATCCGACCCTCTGCCATCGTCGCGAGGCGAGGCATCGGGTTGCTTCTTAAGGACATTATCCGGGCTGTGCAGTCGCACGGCTCGAAGACCCCCTTTAAGGAGCTATCCGCCTGGCTTCGAAGATCGCTGGTTGGCGACACCCTCTATGGGGAGTCGAGACCATCTTTCTTCAAGCCCCTTAGCGCCTATTTCCGTGGATGGTTATCCCTGAATTCGTTCACTGATAACCGGAGGAAACAGGTACTACATCAGATCTCTCGCTTTGCGAGAGCCGGTCCTTTACCTGAAGAGGCCGCGGTGGACAACGCCCGGTCTGTGCATCTTCAGGACCTAACCACGGACTTCCGGACCGCTAGGAAGGATCGTGTATGGTTCCGACGTTTTGCGAGTAAGTGGGCTCGCACAAACAAATCGGATAAAGGCGGATTCCCGACCTCGCTCAGTTCGACCTTCGAGTCGTCCCGAGCGGAAGCAGGTTTATCTGGTGTGGTCAGAGAAGCAGTTGCTGCTCTCAAGGCCAAGGTCCTAGACATTGATTTCTTGTCTGACATTGACTCCGTCATGGGGGATATACCGTTTCCGGTAGTTTCCCCGTTTGTCCGTGACGAAGTTATGTCAGGGCACGTGAGTGGTAGTTCCACATGTGGATTCCTTCTTTTCCCGTGGGATGAAGGAATCTGGATGGAGTACGACCTTGATCCTCAACACTATGAGGTGACAAGGCTCCACCTATTTTCGTTCTTGAGCATGGCTCTCGATCTTAAACACATGTTGGACCGTGGAGAGCTACCTGCCATAAGGCAGGTGGTTATTGAAGAACGTGGAGAGAAGACGCGCATGGTGACCCCGGTCACAGCCTGCGTCGTTTATATCTCCATGTTCCTAAATAAGGTCCTACTCTCCATGTTAGATCGCGACCCGCGCCTCGACCCGAAGAATCCATCGCCTATGGACTCATTCAGGGAGAAGGTACAGGCGGCTAGCACGCGCGGGTATGTATTACGTAGTGTAGACATGTCCCGCGCGACCGATCTAATGCCACTCGACCTTACAAAGTCCTTGGTGGAGGGTATTCTGGATGAAGTGGCTTGGACGCCATTCCTGAAGGATGCCCTCCGCCTTTGCACGGGTCCCATGAAGTTATTCCCGTTTGGTAACGGTTCGGAAACGTTCCTAATTACCACGCGTGCGATACTCATGGGACTCGGCACGTCTTGGCCATTACTCTCTCTCTATAACCTTGGTTTGTGGGAGAGGGCTTGGACCGTGACGGGACAACGTAGGGTTGTGAGCAAAAGGAACCGTGGTATCCTCAACTTAGTGGGGGATGATGCCCTCGGGCTCGTCCCAGTTGAGGTGTCCAAAGCGTACACGGTGGGTCTCCAGGCAACTGGAGGCTCTCCTTCCCAAGGAAAGGATTTGGAGAGTTCGACAGATGGCGTTCTGGTTGAGGAACTGTGTTCAGTTACTCAAACACCATCTGAAGGCTTGAAGAATTCGTGTATTTGGCTTAAAACCGGTTCCATACGGCCGTTGCTGCCCGGTATCTCCCGAGACAGGGATACTGGCCTCATCCTTCCAGAATGGATGATGGGACCCCAGCTAACGGTCGCTTGCCGCCGACTCTACCACCAAGAGGCCGCCGTAAGGTGGTGCAATTACCGGTATGGTCGTGCGCGCAAGATGCTCATGCGTGCCGGCGTGCCCCCGTCTCTACCGAGAGACTTTGGAGGGGGAGGTTTCCCTTTCCTGACGGCGGATAAGGCCTTCGGCTCTCTTCGGCCCCAATGGGCTAGAGCTGTCCGATGTGCCCTGTCACAGCCTGATGGAGGGGTTCAACTCTCTCTCCTCGTGTCATCTTGGTCCTTGCCCGGTAACGACCCTCTCACACAGAGTGAGCGGGAACGTTGGGTTTCCGAGGCAAGTGAAGGGGTACGCAACGTGGGGCTCCGTGGGAGCGTGGTTGATGGTGATCCAACACCATCGGAGTGCGGTCAACTCGCATTAGCTTCCGTTGCGAATGCTATGCGGGTTTTCCACTTTCTTCCGAAGGAGTTGAGTCGACCACGTTTGAGTCAGGTGGTGCGTAAGCTCACCCAGTCCATTACAACCCTTAATGGACTTGTCCCTTGGGAGAAATTCCAGGACAGACTCGAGGACAGTGGCGGAAGATGTCACGGCTGGTATCGTCTCTTACGAGAATCGAGAGAGCCCGTGCACCGTCAGTCCCTTATCGGAGTAACAAAGGCTGCCACATTCCATCTGGGGCCCCCTTCGCGGGGGGCCGGAGGTCTCGATGATCTCCTCCTATGGGAGAGCTTCGACTGAGAGTGAT